TATGTGGTTTTATAAAAATAGTAGTGCTACTCAATACTTTACAGATGCGAGAAACAATGGTGGACAATGGTTTTTATCAAATTACACAGACGATAATATTAATTGGACAGAACAATTAACATATAATTTTTCAGGAACATATGATGCTTCAGATTCTGCATTTCTTAATCAATGGATACATATGGTGGCAACATCCAACTCTTCTGAATCTAAATTATATTTAAATGGACAACTCGTAACAGGTGGAAATAGAGCTTCCACAGATGAAGATTTTGGAAAAAATTTTAGAATAGGAACTCGATACACGACTTCAGCTGAGTGGACAGGATATATGGGGCCAATTTATCTTTACAATAGAGCATTGTCTGCTCAAGAGGCATTGGAAGTTTTTAACGCACATAAAATAAGGTTTGGTAAATAATGGCATTTTCACATAATCCTAAAATCACATCATCAGGTTTAAGACTTTATATTGACCCAGCAGATTTAAATTCACACGGCTCCGGAACAGAACTAAATGACTTAAGTGGTAATGGTTGGACTGATAATATAGGAGGTTCTTCTGAAATAACTTTTACAGGTAATCCAACTCATATTTCCGATAGTGGTGCAGGTGGTTATTTTTATTATACGAATTCATCTTACACGGATTGGGCAACAACTGATTTCAGTATATCGGCTTGGGGTAATCGTGATAATTACACAAGTGATGCTCAAGGAAGATTTTGTGATTTGTTATATGCAGGAAACGGACATTTAAGACTTACATTAAAAGGAGCACCAATTTTACAATTTAGACCAACTGGTGGTGGTGGAAACACATTAATTAGTGGAGGTTCTACAACTGCAGGAAATTGGTATAATGTTGTGGTGACAAAATCAGGAACAACATCTGGTGGTAGTGCAGATTATGTATTGTATGTAAACGGAGAACAAGTTGCAACCAATACTTCAAGTGCATTAGCTACGGATTCAAACTTTCAACGAATCAATGTATTGTATTCAGCAGACGATGATAATTCATCAATCACTTGGGACGGACTATTCGGGCCACTTTCAATCTATACAAAAGTTTTAACACCATTAGAAGTAAAAGATAATTTTAATGCATTAAGAAAAAGGTTCAATATATAATGGGTGCAAAAGGTGGACAAAGAATAAAAACCGATGGTTTACTCTTTACCATAGATGGTTCAGATAGAAAATCTATGCCATTACAACCAGAAATTGACCCATTAAAAAATCACGCAGCAGGAGAGTGGGTATGTATGTATGGTGGAACAGGAACTTTATTTCGTCCTTATCCACAAACTCTTGTTTATGAAAGAACCAGTATTAGTGGAAGTGAAACATTAGTCAAAGACCCAAATACAATTCCAACAACAGAAGCATTTACATTTTCAAAAGGAGATATCATCAGAGGAACCAAACCGATTGTATTGTTTGATAGTGCTCATCAACACCATATGACCACAAATGGAAGTAGAGGTAGATTGTTTGGTAATTTTTCAAGTCGTTATGGTGATTCCACATATGATATATATGCATTAGGAAATGGAACAATTTATTTTTATGACAATGTTACTGGTGGAGTAGGTGGAACAGCAACTTCTTCATCAGTCGTAACTGAGGGTAATTTTGCTTCTTGGACGGTATCGAGTAATAGTTATCATTTTATAAGTTCAAGTTGTGATATTATAGTTACGGCAGGAGAAGCTCAACCAGGTGATAGATTAAAAGTTCCACCAGCAAGAGAACGAGTTTACACAGGTAGAGCTGGTTCTGAAAGAACAATATTAAATGCAGCACCATCTACGACAGGAGAGTATTTAACCAAAGACTCAAACTTATGTTTTGCAGTAGAAATTGCAGATGGAGCAGGTGGAGATGCTACACAAGGATTAGGATTGGAAAATCTTTCCAACACTTATGGTTGGGGAGAACAATTACCAGATTATCAAATCGTTGCTATGTATCCAAATACAACTTGTAGTGCTTATTATTACGATAGCGGTTGGGTGTTGGGAGAAGAACATCGTTTAGACGGAACATTAGATTCACCAGTAACTCATAGAAGAAGTGGTGATGATGGGTTCGGTGTTGATAGTGGAGGTGAAAGTGGTAATTCATCTGATATGGCAAGTGGAGCAACTATGTGGAAATGGGAAAGTAATAATGATGTCTTTATTTCCATTAATGATAATAGTGCAGATGAAGAAACTTTATTAGGTTGGCAAACCAACACCACTTCAAACCAAACAGAACCACAAGATTTAACTGGTAATTTTAGTCCAAAAATCAGCAATACTAAATCACACAAACGAGACAGAAAGAAAAAATTAAGAAGTTTTGGTGGTGGAACAGGTAATTTCATCAGAGTTCCTTATTCATCAGATTTTAACAATACATCATTTTCATTTACTTGTTGGGTTTATGTTAGTGGAACAACCAATACAGATGAAAAAATAGCAACATTATCAAGAGATACAGAAAGTGCGGGTGGTGCAGTTTGGCAATTAAGAACATCAACAACATCTAATCAATTATTGTATCAAACTAAAAACTCATCAACTTGGCAAACCTATACAATGAATAGTTTTTTTAATGGTGCGGGTTGGTATCACATAGCAGTAACACATACACAAGGTTCAAATCCTATTGTGTATCGTAATGGAAAAGTATTTAGTGGTAGTGGAACCGTAACACAAAACTTTGATTTTGCAACTGATGACTTTTTTATCGGTTGTAGACTAAGCAGTGGAACCCCAACAGACTTTTGGTCAGGTGAAATTATTAAAGCATCATATTATAATGTAATCTTAACACCAAGAGAAATAAGAGAAAATTTTAAATCAAATTCAAGACGATTTTCTCGTCGTTTTGAAAATTAATTTGATATTTATATATAAACCAAAACAGGAGTTATAATGGCTAAAAAATCAAAAGAAATTAAATTCACTCAAGAAGAATTAGATTCATTACAAGGCTTATCTCAAGGATATGATAACATTCGTAATTCTATGGGTGCGTTAGAAATTTCAAGAATTCAATTGGAACAAAGATTAGAAAATCTATCAGACGAAAAACTTCGTTTAGAAACAGAATATTCTAATTTAGTTTCAACAGAACAAACATTAGTCGGTGAATTAAACGAAAAGTATGGTCCAGGAAACCTTGACCCAGCAACTGGCGTTTTCACACCAACTAAATAAAAAAATTGGTTTCATCAGTATATTTTCAGTTTTTTAATTGATATTTATACTTACGATATAACCTAATTAGGAGAAACAAAATGGCAGAAAGAATCGTAAGTCCTGGAGTATTTACCAGAGAAAAAGATTTATCTTTCTTACCACAAGGAATAGGTGAAATCGGAGCAGCATTAATCGGACCAACAGAATCAGGTCCTGCATTTGTTCCGACGGTAATTAGTTCTTTTGGTGAGTTTGAACAAATCTTTGGTAAAGAAAGCCAGAACTTTTATGTTCCGTTTACAGCGAAGCAATACCTTCGCAATTCAGGAGCAGTAACAATCGTCCGTGTTTTAGGATTAGGTGGATACGCAAATGACACAATTTCTTTAGGTATTAGTGGTTCAAATGGACACTTTGTAGCAGCTACACTAAAACCTTCAAGAGGTGCAGCAAACCCAGATACATTAGACTTAACAACATCTGGTTCTATCTTGTTGACAAACGGAGCAACTAAAAGCTCATTTACATTAGCAATTAACGGAACTTCATACGCATTATCATTTAATTCAAGTTCCGCAAATTACATTGGTAAAGTATTTAGTGAAGATGCTCAAGATGCAAACAATGATGTTTATGTGTATTCAAACTTCTTAAAAACACAAAATTTAATGGGTACGAGTGATAGTGTTACCGTGGCTACTGGTTCAGATGAAAACTTTTCATTTGATTACAAAGTTGCAACAACACCTTCAATTACATCACAATTAGTAAACTCAACCAGAACTTCGTTGTTCAAAGTCAATACATTGGCACACGGAACAACAGAAAGTTCAAAATACAGAATCGGTATTTCTGATGTTAAAAGACCAGCAGATGTTCCAGGTTCTGATTATGGTTCATTTAGTTTACAAGTGATTGTTAATAACCCAGGTCAAAATGATGATGGAACAATTTTAGAAAACTTCCAAAATCTAAATTTTGACGAAGACTCAACAAATTACCTACCAAGAGTAATCGGTGATAGATATGTAACAATAGATTCAAACGGAAAATTAACATACAATGGTGATTATCCAAATCAATCTAAATACATTTATATTTCAGATTATTCAGCATTAACAGGTATTTCAAAAGACTTAGTTCCTATGGGATTTGCAGCAGTATTGAAACCACACGTAGCGAGTGTAGCATCACTTGCAGGTAGTGGTTCAATGACATTCCCAACAGCTTCATTCAAAGGAATTACAAGTAATGGTGGTCAATTAAACTCAAGAGGTACATTTGACAGAAATGCATATTATGGATTTGACTTCGGTAATTCAGACAACACTGAATACTTAGGACCAACACCAACAGGTGCACAATCTGGAAACAATGTAACTATGAGTTTGGAAAACGCATTCGGTAATGACGATGCATCAGTGTTTGGAACAACACACGCATCAGGAAGTCAAAAGATAACATTAGATGTATCAGCTTTCCAACAAAGAAAGTTCTTAGTTCCTTTCCAAGGTGGTTTTGACGGAGACAATCCAGCAAGAACATTCTCAACAGGAACAAACATCAGTGCTACAAATTCACAAGGATTTGATTTGAACGACGCTAACGCAAGTGGTTCAGTAGCTTACAGAAGAGCAATCAATGCTATTTCAAATCCAGATGAGTTTGATATTAATCTATTGGCATTACCAGGTGTTATTCATTCATTACACCCAAGTGTAACAAATCACGCAATAGACAAAGTTGAAGATAGAGCAGACGCATTCTTCATTATGGATGGTTCACCATATGGTGCTTCAATTCAAAATGCAATCAATAATGTAACTGCAGTAGACTCAAATTATGTTGGAACCTATTATCCTTGGGTTAAAATCTTGGATAGTGTTAAAGGTAGACCAACTTGGGTACCACCTTCAGTTGTGATGCCAGGTGTTTACGCAAACAATGACGCAATAGGTCAAGAGTGGTTTGCACCAGCAGGTCTAAATCGTGGTGGTTTAACAGAAGTATTAGAAGCAGAAACAAGACTAACCAACGCCGAAAGAGACGACTTATACGAAAATCGTGTAAATCCAATCGCATCTTTCCCAGGTCAAGGTGTAGTAGTGTTTGGACAGAAAACACTTCAAGGTAAACCAAGTGCATTAGATAGAATCAATGTAAGAAGATTGTTGATTAACTTGAGAAAGTTCATCGCTTCTACATCAAGATTCTTGGTATTTGAACAAAACACAGCAGCTCTAAGAAACAGATTCCTAAATATTGTGAATCCTTACTTAGATACGGTTCAAGCAAATAGTGGATTAACAGCATTCAGAGTAGTAATGGATGAATCAAACAACACACCAGATGTTGTAGATAGAAACCAATTAATTGGTCAAATCTTCATTCAACCTACAAGAACAGCTGAGTTCATCGTATTGGACTTTGTGGTTCAACCAACAGGAGCAGCATTCCCTGAATAATAGGAACATAACCTATAAGAAAAACCCCCGATACTCTCGGGGGTTTTTTGTTATGATATTAAAAAGGAAAACAAATCTCAGAGTTTAACCGCCCAACTCTAAAGGGTTGTTTCTAATTTCGTGAAACCCTACATAACCCACTCGGTTCCAAATAAGTAGTCACCGAAAACCCACAACTCAATAGGTTCTTACGATTACGATATTAACACCTATTTTGGATAAATCGCAAAGGTATCAGCGTATTCAGCTATCGTATTGTATTGACTTCTACGATAACCATATTGTGGTTTACTACCACCACGATACCTAATTCTATAATTACCAGTCATCATCATTTCTCTAATAACTGGATTCCACCTAAATTCCATAGGAATACCTTTGTAATGAGCTACTTCACCAAGGTCAGTATTAGCGTAATTCATAATATTTAATCTTGGTTGATTTTCATTAGCTCTATACAATTCCATAGGATTGTGTGCATATTGATAGACATTCATAGTAAATGTCCTATTGTTAAAACCAAAACATCTTTCTACAAGAGTATCTTGGTAATTTCTTGGCATAATACCTAACACGGCATCAGTTGTAAATTCATTTTCATAGTTTTCAATCATTTCATTTTCCTTTATATCGTTATCAATCATACTATAATATACAAATACTATTTGTAAATGTCAAGCTTTTTTTTTAAATTATTCTTCGTCTTCTTCGTGGTTATCTCTTTCGTAAACTTCTTCTTCACAATCATCACAAAGGAAAAAGCCGTCTATTTCAACACCACATTCTTCACATATTATTTCATCAATCATACTATAATATAAAAACAAAAAATGACAAAGTCAAGTAAAAACTTCAAAAAAACTTCGAAAAATTATATCAAAATAAATCGTTATAGGAAATCATCTTTTTTAATTTTCTTATATTTATTACTGAAAAGTAATAAAATCTTTACAGGAGAAATAAAGTGGCAATGTTAGACCCAAATGAAATATTTTTTACACCATTTGAACCAAAAATGGCAAACAGGTTCATTATGGAAATCGATGGAATACCTGCATATTTAATCAAAACAGCAGCAAGACCATCACTTAACTTAGGAGAAGTTCCACTTGACCATATCAATGTTAGAAGATATGTTAAAGGAAAAGCAGAGTGGCAACCAATTACCGTAACTCTATATGACCCAATCGTACCATCAGGTGCACAAGCAGTTATGGAGTGGGTTAGACTACACCACGAATCAGTAACAGGTCGTGATGGATATTCTGACTTCTATAAGAAAGATATTACTTTCAATGTATTGGGTCCAGTTGGTGATAAAGTTGAAGAGTGGACATTAAAAGGTGCATTCATCACAACAGCAGACTTCAGTGATTTAAATTACGCAGAAGCTAATCCAGCTGAAGTATCATTAACACTAAGATACGACTACGCAATACTACAATTCTAAGGAGAAAAGTTATGTGGGCAATTTTTAAAGACGACAACGACTATAATGAAAAATCAATAATTGGATTTGCAGCATTTGCAGTAATGACAATATTTGCAATCGTTGATTTAGGAACAGGAATAGTCGGAAAAGATTTGGTCATTAATGATATGGTGTACAATTCATTTGTATTCATAACATTAGGTTCTTTCGGTATCGCAGGTGCTGAAAAGATAATGGGCAAAAAATAAGTTATTAATTCTTAATAATATCAAGGAGTAACAATGGCTGAAAATCAGTATGGGTTTCCTACTGAAGTTCTATCTTTACCATCAAACGGATTATTATATCCGGAAGATAGTCCTTTGCGTAGTGGAACAATCGATGTCAAGTATATGACAGCAAAAGAAGAAGATATATTGACATCTCAAAATCTAATCACACAAGGTGTTGTATTGGACAAATTATTAGAAAGTATAATCGCAGATAAAAAAATCAAATTAGATGATTTGTTAATCGGTGATAAAAATGCTTTATTGGTTGGAACTCGTGTTCTTGGGTACGGAAAAGAATACAGATGTAAAATAACAGACCCAGACACATTTGAAGAAGTAGAACAAGTTATAGACTTAACTATTTTTCAAAACAAACCAATTGATGAAGAATTGTACAAAAATGGTAATTTATTTGAATACACTTTACCAAACTCAGAACGAGTATTAACATTTAAATTGTTGACTCACGGAGATGAGAAAAAGTTATTAGAAATTCAAAAAGATTATGAAAAATTACAATCTTTAACTGGTGTTGACAATTCATTAACCAACAGATTAAAGTATCAAATACAATCAGTAGACGGCAACACAGACCAAAAGTTTATTGATAATTTTGTTGACAATGAATTTTTAGCATTAGATTCAAGAGCGTTCAGACAATACAAAAACAAAATAAATCCAGATGTCGAAATGGTGTTTGACTATACGAGTCAAACTGGTAATCAACACAAAATTGATGTACCAATAGGGGTCGAATTTTTTTGGCCAGCCGCCGGAGAATAGGGCGGCCATACACGAAGAACTCTTCAACATTGCATATTACGGCAATGGATTTAATCACGATGAATTGTATACAATGCCAATTCCATTGAGAAGATTCTATGCTCAAAAACTTATTGAAGCAAAACAAAAAGAAGCAAAAACCATCAAAGATGCATCTAAAAACCAAAACAAAATATCTCGTCCAACATTCCAAAAATCTTAAAACTTGATATTTATTATTGATGAAGAACAAACTTACAGAACAAAAAATCAACGAATTTTTAACCAAAGCACTTACTGCTATTTTAACCAAAAGGGCGAGTAAAACATTAGATAAACTAATGAAAAAAAATCCAGATGTTAAAAAAGGTATAAATCTTATAAACCAAGGAGCAGACGGAATAAGAAAAAGTATAGAAAAAGAGTATGGTAAAGAATATGCTGATAAAGTTTTTGGTAAATAATTTTATTCATCGTTTTAATTCAACTTAACTTATAATCTATGGCACAAAGAACACCACAACAAGATAGAAAAATGTTTGATGTTCTGGACAAATGGACAGAACGATTAGACCAATCTGAAAAAAGAATAATTGCACTTAAAGCAGCTCTTGAAGGCACAACCAAGGGTTCTCAGTTATATGCCAAAATACAAGAAGATATCGCCAAAGAAGATAAAAAAAGAGTAATTGCACAAAGAAATTCCAATGCACAACAAACCCGTGCAAACAAAGCACACGGAAAATATGTTGATGAAGTACATAATATTGCTAAAAAGGCCAGTGAAGCTAAGAAAAGTGTTGAATCCAATATGGGTGGAATCGGTGGAGTTGTTGAATCCAATATGGGTGAAATCGGTGGAGTTTCTGAAAAAATATCTAATGCGATAGATGGATTACAAATTGATATTACGAAAAAAATAAAAGAAGGGCAAGACGCAAGTTTATCCACAATGTTACTTGATAAATTAAAAGAATCAAGTGATAACTTTGCAGATTTATTCGGTGATGAAGCCGGTGGTGGTTTTATGGGAATTGACTATGATGAATTAGAAAAAATCAGAGCAGATGTAAAAGAAAGTGGAGATGATAAAGCAAAAGATGCCTTTAAAGTATATGAAGGAAATTTATTATTGGCTCAAGGAACGAAAGATAGTATTGAAGAAGCTCAAGGAATTGCCACTAAATTTGGTGATAAAATTGGTAGTCAATTAGAAAAAATACCATTGATTGGTGGAAAAATAAAAGGTGCTTTTGATGAATCAATGAAACAAGTTTCCGCTAATATTAAACAAAATTTATTAAGACAATTAAAGGCCGGTAACAAAAATGTTAAAGGTATGGGTAAAGGATTTAGAGGAATCATACCTGCGGTTAGGGCTTTTGGAGCTGCACTATTTACCGCAACTGGTGGTTTAACATTATTACTCGGATTACTTGCCGCAGCAGCAGTTGCTATGATAGGTTTAGCCACAAAAGCTAGAGATTATGCAAAAGAACAAGGATTAGCATTTAAACAATCAGTAGCTTTACAAGGTTCCATTATAAAGGCAAATCTTTTATTAAAAGGAACAGGACAAGATGCAGGTGCAATCGCAGGAGAATTGATAAAAACTTTCGGTACATTAGAAAATGTTAATGCGAAAAACATTAGACAAATTGGACAATTAGCAACTCGTTTTGGTGTAGCAACGAATGATTTAATTTCATTCCAAAAAGGATTTATGGATTTAACTGGTGCATCAAGAGATGCAGCAAATGACGCAGTAAGAGCGATTGGTAAATTAGCACAGGCAGAAGGTGTAGCAGCTGGACAAGTTATATCAGATATAGCTGGTAGTATGGATAAATTTGCAGAATTTGCAAACGCAGGTGCAGACGCATTAGCAAGAGCAGCAATTGAAGCCAGAAAAGTTGGATTAAATTTATCAGCAGTTACCAATGCAGCAGAAAAACTATTAGACTTTGAATCAAGTATATCGGCAGAATTTAAAGCACAAGTATTAACAGGAAAGAATTTAAATCTTGAAGAAGCAAGAAGAGCTGCATTAGCAGGAGATTTTGAAAAAGTAACTTCAGAACTACAAAAGAATGTTGGTGCCTTAGGTGATATTCAAACCTTGGGTCCATTAGAAATGGGAGCTATATCTGATGCACTTGGATTGTCAGCACAAGAAATTACAGCACTTTCTCGTGGAGAACAAATAGAACAAAAG